TTGCGGAAGCCGCGCAGCAATTAGCGCAACAACAGGCAATGCAGCAGGGAATGATGCCAGTTGAACAGCAAGGTTAATATTGGGATCGATGGTATTCATCGGAAATCTGAACGTGATGTTGAGATTAGCAAAAATATTGCTCAGATATTTTCTACCCCAACAGGGCAGGAAGTTCTGAAGTATTTTAGATCTATTACTATAGAAATGGTTAATGGGCCTAATGTTTCTACAGAAGAACTTCGGCACATCGAAGGGCAGAGATACCTTGTAGGTTTGATTGAGCAACGTATTGCACATGCAAATAGGAGTAAACAATGAGTGAAGAAGATGCAGCAGTAGAAGTGGCAGCCGAAGAAGGCCGTGATTTTGTAACCCAAGAAGATGTTGAAAAAGTAGAGCAAACATCCGAAAAACCTGAGTGGCTACCAGAAAAATATAAAACTGGTGAAGATCTAGCTAAAGCTTATAAAGAACTTGAGTCTAAGCTTGGTGCTAAAGATGAGGATCTTAGAAATCAACTTATAGAAGAAATACAATCAGAAGCTTTTGCCGATAGGCCAGAGACTGCTGGAGATTATCAGCTTCCAGATATTATTAATGAAGAAGAAGCTGTTGATAACGATCTTCTTAGATGGTGGTCAGAACATTCATTTAATAACGGATTTTCTCAGGACGAGTTTGAGGAAGGTATTAAGATATACTCTGAGTCTGTTCTCGGTTCTCAACCTAGCTATGAAGAGGAAGTATCAAAGCTTGGCGATAATGCTGATGCTAGAATAGATGCAGCATCATTATGGGCTAACAAGTTTTTTCCTGAGTCAGCATTACCAGCTATAGAAAAAATGTGTGAAAGTCATGAGGGCATTATTGCTCTTGAAACTATGATGACAAATATGAAGGATGGATCGTTTGCTGGTAATACAGCGTCTGCATCTGAGGTTAATGAAGCTGATCTAAGAAAGATGATGGATGATCCAAAGTATTGGAAAGATCGTGACCCAAACATACACAAGCAAGTTGCCGAAGGGTTCAAGAGAATCTACAGAAGCTAAGATTTTGCAGAGGGGTGAGTATTATCTTACCCCTTTTACCTTAGATCATATCGATGAAGTCATTGAAGGTTTAAGCAAAGAGAATGTTAAAGAGCTTATTTTATTAGGATATACTGATATTAGAAAAGCTCTTATTAAGATGCACGAAAGTTCTGAGTGTTATTTATGTAGAAAAAATAATGAAGATTTTATTATGATTGGTGGTCTTTGGTTTGCTGAAGATCAAGAATGGCCTCAGATGTTTGCTATGTTTTCTAATAAAATAAAAGAAAACTTTAAGGCTATGGCTAGAGGATCTGTAATGTTTGTTAAGTATTTTGATGAGTTTCACGATGGCTTATCTATGACAATACTTAAAGAATATGAGTTTATTTTAGATTGGGCATCATGGTTAGGGTTTGAGGCTGTTGGTATAATATCTAACAATGAAATTGAATATGTTGATTTTGTGCGTTGCAATCCAAATGAAAAAGATGTTTATGATGGCACATTGCAGCCCGTAATACACTAAGAGGCCCGATAGGATACCCTTGCTGATGTGATAAAGCGGACACCTGTTAGTAACCGTAACTTCAATAAGGAACTAATAAATGGCTAATACAATAGACACAGCCTTTATCAAACAGTTCGAAACAGAAGTTCACATGGCATATCAGCGTATGGGTTCTAAGCTACGGAACACAGTGCGGACTGCTAATGTAACTGGATCGACTGTTAGATTTCAAAAGATTGGTACTGCGGAAGCAACTACTAAATCTCGTAATGGTAATGTAACTCCTATGGAACTTGCACATACCAATGTAGAAGCAACTATGGCTGACTTCTACGCTGCTGAGTACATCGATAAATTAGATGAACTTAAAATCAACATCAACGAGCGTCAAGCTGTAGCTCAATCTGCTGCTGCTGCTCTAGGTCGTAAGACTGATAGCTTACTAATTACAGCTATGGATGCTGGTGCTAACTCAACTCAAATCCACGATACAAGTTCTGCTGTTGAAAAAGCAGATTTATTATCTGTATTTGAAACATTTGGAACAGCTAATCTTCCTGAGGATGGACAGCGTTATATTGCTATGCACCCAAAAGGTTTTGCTGATCTGTTCTTGATTACAGAGTTTGCATCATCTGACTTTGTTGGTGATCAAAACTTACCTTATGCTGGTGGCATGACAATGAAAGAGTTCTTAGGCTTTAAGATCTTCTCAACGTCTGCTGTGGCTGCTGGTAAGAGTATGTGCTATCACACAACTGCTGTTGGCTTGGGTATCAATTCTGATGTTCAAACTGAAGTCAACTACGTTGCTGAGAAAGTATCTCACTTAGCAACCTCAATGATGTCTATGGGCGCTGTTGTTATTGATGACAATGGTATCTATGAACTATTAGACAATAACTAGGAGGGTTAGAAAATGGCTTATAGTGCAACTGGACTAACTCGTATTGGTGGTGATTCAAATGGTAGCCTATGGAGATATGCTACCGTTGATGCAATTGCTACTGTAAACACGGCTGGTTACTTTAACAGCGCAGCAAATATGCTTGCTGTTCGTGACTTGATTATGGTGCATGATACTAATGCTCCAACAACAAGTTTTGTAACTGTGTTAAGTAATACTGGTTCTGTTGTTGACGTATCTGACGGTACGGCAGTAGCAGAAACAGATAGCGACTAAGGGGATGGGGGCTTCGGCCCCCAACTTTATATGCCTGATTTTGCAAACACAGCAATAAAAATTTGCTCTCGCGCATCATTATTGATTGGTGGAGACCCCATTCAATCTTTTACAGACGGAACTACAGAGTCTGATATAGCTGATGCAGTATACGAAGATATTGTTAGGGCTGCTTTAACAAGCAGTCGTTGGCGTTTTGCGACCAAGCAATCTCAATTAAGTAGATTAGCAGATGCTCCAATAGGAAGATGGGATGCTAGTTATCAATTACCTTCAGATTCATTAATGATTAATGCTATTACAGTTCAAGATTTACCAATTGAATATAACATCTATGAAAATAAAATATTCAACAATGCAAGCGTTACTGATGAAGTGATTGCGGATTATATTTATCGAGCTAGTGAATCATCATGGGCACCTTATTTTACCCTTGGAGTTGAGTTTTCTGTGGCTGCTGTTTTTGCAATATCATTAGCAAGAGATGCTTCATTATCTGCTGCTATGGATCAGCAAGCTAACATACAGTTGATAAAAGCTCGAAGGCTAGACTCTCAAGCTCAAACAACTAAGAAGCTTAATACAAAAAGGTTTGTTACTGAAAGGCTGAGTTAGTGCAAAAAATTCGAGTTCCACAAAACAGTTTTCAGTTTGGTGAAGTAAGTGACTCTTTAATAATGAGAACTGACACTGGTATTTACACAAGTTCAGCGCAAAAAATACAAAACATGATTGTTACTACTGAGGGTAGTGCAAGAAAGCGTCAAGGCTTAAAGCATATATATGATTACTCAATAACCTACGACTCAAGTAATCCAGATCAATCACATCTTTTTCCATTTATTTTTGATAATAATGAACAGTATATTATTTCTATTGAGCATCAAAAAGTAAGATGCTTTAGAGTTGTAGATGCGGATACTGTAACTTTAGTTTCTACTATAACTGCTGATGTTAGTAGCGCTGCTCTTCCCTTTGATAAAGAATACTTACAGCAATATACTGCTGCACAAATGGGTGATGTAATGTTTATCTGTCACCCATTATTTGCGCCTAGAATATTAACAAGAACTAGTCTTACTGCATTTACAGTAAGCACTTATACATTTGATGAAAGATCAGATAGCAAAGAAACTTATCAACCTTATTCTAAATTTCATGGTGTTGGTGTTACTTTAGATCCAAGCGCTACTTCTGGAAGTGGGGTAACTTTAACTACAAGTTCTGCTTACTTTGATACAACAGGTAGTCAAAGCGGAGGTAATTATGCTAGCTCATTACACGTTGGTGTTATTCTTAGATATGGTGATAATGAAATACAAATAACAAGCGTTCAGTCTACAACGCAAGCAACTGGAACTATATCAGATAATTTAATTATATCATTAGAAATATCTAATCCAATTAGAACCAGAAATGGAAGTGACTCTATTGAGATTACTCAAGTCAACCACGGTCATGCTGTTAGTGACTCTATAACAATTAGTTTAGCGGATACTGTTGGAGGTATAAGTGCAAGTAATTTAAATGGAGCAAGAAGCATTACTTCAATAGTAGATCAAAATACTTATACTGTTACAGCAGGAGGTTCTGCAAATGCTTCAGAAGATGGTGGTGGTAAACCTAAAATAGCAAGTCATGCCCCAACAACAAACTTTGATGAGCAGTCTTGGTCTGCTAAACGAGGCTACCCAGCAGCCGTATCGTTTCATGAAAACAGATTAGTATTTGCTGGGACTATTGCAGAACCAGATTCTATTTATATGAGCCAAATAGGTGAGTACTTTAATCATGACGTTGGTACTGCACAAGATAACGAAGCTATTCAATTAACAGCCGCAACTGGCGATGTTCATGAAATACGTCATTTAGTCTCAAGTCGTGATCTTCAAGTCTTTGCTGGCACTGGTGAGCTTTACGTTCCGACTTATCTTAATCAAGCAATTACACCAACAAACGCTCAGATTAGAGAGCAAACACCATATGGCTGTTCATTTGCAACGCCTCAGTTAATAGATGGAGCAACTGTTTTTGCACAAGCTAGTGGTCGAATAGTTAGAGAATATTTATTTACAGATGCTGAAGATGCTTATGCTTCTACGGCAATATCAACGATTGCTTCTCATTTAATTAATACACCTAAGTATATGGCTGTTGTTCATAGTGGATTTGATCAATCAGATTCTTATGTTGTGATGTCTATGACAGATGGAAATGCAGCAGTGTTTACATCTAATAGAGCAGAAAAGAGAGCGTCATGGACTCAGTTTGTAACTGATGGTCGTTTTGATTCTATGGTTTCTATAGATGATAGAATGTTTGTAAATATTTATGATGCAAATAATAAACTAAAACTTTGTGAGTTTAAGGATGATATTGGTTTAGATTCTTATATTTATGGCGCAGTATCATCTAACTCTCTTACTGTTAGCTCCGCATATGCAAATGGTGTAACAGTTGATATTTTAGCAACAGATGGAACTGAAACTGATTATCTTGGTGAATTTACTGTAGGTTCTGGTGCTGTTGATTTATCGGCATTTTCTGGTACGCCATATACAAA